TTGAAAATAATTCGAAGCGTTCATACCCGAAGAACCCGTAGCCAATAACGTTGCACCCGTTAAAGTATTCGAAGTGTTTATATAAATTCTACCCGTTGAAGCTGTTGAACCCGCCGTTTTAGTTAGTAGGTTACGAATGTATATCGAATTGTTTGTAACAATAGTTCCCGCGGGAATCAAAACGGACGCGCTTATTTGATTAGTGTTTCCCGTTAAGTTTAATCCTATTGTACTTTCCAACGTTCTTGGGTTTCCTTCAGTAACGGGTATTGCGTTTATTATTTCCGCGCCTGTAATGCTTTTACTTACAAAGCCATCGGGGGTTTCTTCGGATATTTCTAATAAATCCGTTGCGCTTAATGTCGCTCCTTTAGGCGTTAACTCACTTATTCTTATTGACATTGTTTAACTTTTTAATTAGTTTCTGCAACTTAATAACGTTGCTTTTCTTTGGCGTGTATTCCTTTTTTATATTACCCATCCGCTATAGTTTGAATCCGTGTTTGGATATATGTCGCTATTCGTGTTCGAATAGTATTCAGGAAACGTATTCCCCGAGAATGTCATAAAAGATATAAAACGCTCCGTGTAATTTTGCGCTAAATACTTTTGTTTGTCTACTAAAAAATCCACTTCGTTTTTTTCTACGTTTTGCGCCTTTTCCGAACTATGATTAAATATACCCTTGTTCGCTAACGTATACGCCATAAACGGAAGGTATTCGACCATAGCCCAGTGGATTAACATAGGCTTTAAGTAGGTTTCGACAAGGTCTAAATACGGGTTCGCTAACGTTCCCGCTACTATATCCGCTTTTATTTTATCAAGTATTTGCGTTCCCGTGTACTGCTGTATATGGATATCCTGAGCAACTTTAATTCATTGAATGAATGTATCGGTATCTATGTTTCCGTTTAGTGCGGTAAAACGTACTAAATCGTCTCGTGTAATTAGTAATGCTTCTGCCATTTTATTTAGGTAAAAATCCTCGGTTCGGCATATCGATTGGTCGAGTGCTTACGAGTGCATTGTTTTTAATTTTGTATCCAAATTTCTCCGCTTTTTTAACGGCTATTCTTTTTGCGTTCGGGCTATTAACGTCTATTCCAAAACGGCTATCGAACTGCGCGTAAACTTGTTTGTTCCAACGGTGGTGGCAATTAGGTCCGCCTTTATATAACCAAATATCGTAACTAAGTTTACCACGTGGTCCAAAGCCTATTTGTTCGCCTTCCGCGTTTACGTAGAATCCGTTTACTACGCTTTTACTCATTCTCAAAATGTCTTCTTTTCGGTATATCTTTTTAGCGCTTTTCATTAACTTACAAAAAGGACGTGTCTTACCGCTTTTACCCCCGTCCTCGCCTTCGTAAACATAACGTGTAATAAACTTAACTCCGTCTATTGCTTCGTCTTGTTCGGACTTAGCGTTAGGGAATGCGATACCAGTATTTACCAATTCAACTAACCTAGAGAATAAACTTTTTTCGCCTTTTAACGCGTTGTTTTCTTCTTCGTCCGTGTCGTAATCTACGGGTGCTTCGTCTATTAATAGCCAATCCGCTTGGGGTTCTTCCCCGAATTCTTGTAAGGCTAACGCTATTTGTTCTTCCGTGCTTTGCGCTTTTAACTCAGTTGCATCCGCTCCCGTTTCTTCGGTTACTTGTTCTTCGGTAGTTGCGTTTTCTAGGTCGGTAAATTCAAGCGGTTTTAACGTTCTAAAGAATAGTTTTAAGGCTATCCCGTTAAATGCTAAAACTTTGTCAAAGGCTTCTAAGATTTCGTCTTGAAACGGCTTAATAACCATATTGTTAAACAATACAAACGAGTTTTGTAGTTCGTCTGCGTTCGAGCTAAATCCGTTACTAGAAGCAATCCCGAAAAGTAACGGACTTGTAACGTTGTGTCCTAACATTATTTTTCTTAAACATTCTTCGCTTAAGTACGTGTAATGGTCGGGCGCATCGTTTAACGGAATATCGTCTACCGTTGTTTTAGATTCCGCGTTTAGGTTAAATGCTACGATAACTTTTTGTCCTTTTGAACCCGTTAACTTAGATAAAACCTTTTGACTAATTAAGTCCTGTTGTTCTTCCGAAGGTACTCCGTTGTTAAAGTTAACTACCTTAGTTCCTGAGAAACCGTTTTGTACCTCGTTAATTAGATAGTCGCTTACTTCTTCTTCCAAAACTGCGTAAGGTATCGCGCCTTGGTAGTCGGGGTAAGCATAGTATTTCATTCCAACCCCGTAAGGCTTAACGAACATTATTTCTACTTTGTCTTTTCCGTGTCCGAATGCGTTAAATCGTTTAGGCGGGAATCTGCGTACATCGTCCCAATTATCGGAATAGTAATAACCCGTTATTTCCCCGTTTTCGTTGCATTTTTCCGCACGTAAAAGGTTAACGGGCATATGGTAAACCTTTAGTATTTTATCGTGCTTATCGTTGTAATGAACTTGCATTGCAAATTGCCCGAATAGTTTTCTATCGAATACCATTTTACGTAAACAATCAGGACTAAACAAGGTCATCATTTGAGCGTACTCGTTAGGCTTACGCGAAGCATCTAAGGCGCTTAGACCTTTGCCGTAAATTAAACGGCTTACGTTGTTTATAATCGCGCTGTTTGTCGTGGATTTCGTGTACCTATCTATTAAGTACCCGAAGTAATTGTTGTCTTCGCCGAATTCTACCCACGCATCGCGTTTAGATTCTTGGATAGTCGGTTGTTGGTATTCCGCTAATTGGAGTATGTGAACGTTATTACTCATACATTATAAAGTCGTTAGTTGTTTGGTTGCTTACATATTCCCCGTTGTTTACTGAGAACGTGTTAATAGGTTGGTTCGTGCAAAAGATACGTTCCTTTAACACTAAATCTCCGTTCGCGTCTTTTAATACCATCCAATAAAAATGATTTTCTTCCGTGGGTAAGATTCCCGTAAATTGGTAGACGTAATCCCCTGCCGTAAACGTACCCGCAACCGTTGTAAGTACGTTCGTGTTTTCGTCGATTAGTTCGCACGTTGTAGGCGTTCCGTAACGTGGTATAAAATCGAACGTTTGGCTTGTTAATTGTTCTTGAACTACTATCATATTATTATAACTAGTAATCCGTTTTTTTGTGCAATAAAAAAGGGGGTTGTTACACCCCCTATACTTTTACTTTAATGCTTGTTCGTTTTCGTACATCCAACTTTGAAAGATTTTGTATTGGTCTTTGGGTAAGTTGTAAAGCCAATTCGTTTTAGGAACACCATTTAAGTAAACCAACCAACTAAATACTTTTCTTGGTTTTCCGCTTTTACCATTAGATGATAATGATATTGCTTCGGTTACATTCGGAACAATTTCGCAAGTTCCGTGCTGCGTTTCAAATTTTAACGTTTTCATAGCGTTTTGTTTTTAATAAATAAAAGAACTAATTATATACAAATATAAACAATCTATTTTAATCTAAATGTTAAAATATGTTAAAAAGTGTTAAAATATGTTAAAAAGTGTAATATGTGCAATAAAAAAGGGGTGTTACCACCCCTCTAACGCATATGAAACAAAGTTCTTAAGAATTAACTACCGTAGGGGAGTTAAGCAAAGTAACTAATTGGGCTTCCGTTGCACAATCAAGGAAATTGGCGGGAACGGCTTCTTGTCCCGTAAAGGTCAAAGAATATCCGTTCATATCGCCTAACGCAGTTCCGTTTGAAATAGTACCCGCAGTAACGTCCATTCCTCGTAAAAGTCCCGCAATAAAGTATTGTCCCGCGTTTGTCTCAACGATAATGTTAGGACGTCCGTAAGAAAGTAACTTAACTTGCTTGTGAGTAATTGCGTCTTGCTTCTTTAATTGAACGCTTAATACTTGTTCGAAGAACGTTGTACCATTCTCGCGTGAACTTGTAATAGTTGTTTCGAAGGAGTTTGTACCCTTCAATTCGAATTTGTAAATAGAAGACAAAGCGGGCAAAGTAATTGCCGTAATTTGGTCTTCGTAACCTACCGTAGTATCGTAAGTAATGTCGGTTTCGTCGTAAAGCCCGTAATTAAGTACATAGATGTTTTTAAGTCCACCTACTACGTCTTTACAAGGCTCCAATCTACCGTGTGAAATATCGCAACTCATTTTATTTTAGTTTTAATTTGTTAAAAAAAAAGGGTGGCAGTATTATCCACCACCCCGTTATATTTTGGTTATGTGGATTATCCGTAAATTACGATATCTTCGATAACTCCGTAAGTTGCACCCGCAGCCATTCGCATAACAACACGAACGTTATCGTCGCCTAAAGTAGCGGAAGTATCAATTACTCGAACTTCTTGAGTGTCGCTTAACAAAGAACAACCGAAATAAAGGTTAGATACGGTGGTAGC